ACGTTAATGAGTTATTACTACAATCAAAACAAGGAGACACAGACCTAGAACTACGTCTCAAAGCAATAGAAACAGAACTCGAATTACAAAAACAAACCAATATCGACAACCACAACAGAGTATCATCACTTTTAGCGGTTGTCGGTGTCGGACTAACAATAATAACAATACTGATTAATGTATACTTCAATTTAATGAAATAAGATACAATAATATTCTTTTTTTTTTAGAGAGAGAATAAAATATAACAATGTTAATAAGGTAGGATTACAATGGAAGTCAGTGATTTAAAACAATACCTTCCTAAAGAATTCGAGGGAGGATACAAAAACAACAGAAGATATATCCATGCAGTAATCTGTGTTTACCTATTAACAGTCATACAACCAGAATATAAAAAAATAACTTACGGTGAATTCATAGACAACTTCGAAGAATATGTAGAAATCACTGGAAGTTCAGACAACCCATGCTTATTTTACCAATCCGGAAAACATCAAGGTGAACTGAAAACACCAAACAAATCCACATTCTCAAACAACTGGATTTATGACTACGATGTTCCAACACTTTTAAACGAATTCAAAACAGATGCTGCAAAACACATAGCAAAAACAGCAATGACTGATGTGATACTTTCCATTCCTAATTTTATTGAAAAAGAAACTGAAACATTCAACAAAGCAGATAAGAAACAGAAGAGATTACTCAATAATCTATCTGATGAAGGTAAACAACCTTACCAAATCAAAGCATACCAAGAAACAAAAGGAAGTGCTTTAACCAATATCAATGGAGTTGTTGAATGGGCATCTGACTACACAGATACTTTAAATCAACAAAACAGTCAAGGTGAAGTCTACAATCCAAACCATGACAGAATCATAGACAAATACCACAATCTTGAAAACGAATGGGAAGAGGATTAAATTGTTCAACGATGACAAATACCTAACACTATACGAATGGTCTAAACTAGTCACACAAGGCAGATGGAAACTTCGTAGGTTCGACGCATTCCTATTCCAGCTACTAGAATATGCAATGCAAGGAAGAATCAGCAACATACTACTATCCATACCCAGCAGACATGGTAAATCCACATTGATAAGTGAAAACTTCTGCAGCTACTTCTTATCACATTACCCTGAAGAAAAAGTTATCCTATCTGCATACAGTCAGAAGTTAGCATCTCAATTCGGTGGAAAAGTAAAAGACATCATCAACACTTACGGAGACTGGACACCTGAAAAGATAAGACTATCCACAGACAGTCATGCTAAAGACAAGTTCAACATTCAAGGACACAACGGTCAAATGTTAGCAGTCGGTGCATCAGGAAGTATACTCGGATTCGGTGCAGGACTTTTCATCATTGATGATCCTATCAAAAATATTGCAGATGCAGATTCCACAGTCAATCAAGAGAAACTTGCTGACTGGTATCATGGTGTTGTTAAGTCAAGGTTGGAAAGAAGAAGTGATGGTAAACCTCCGATACTTTGTGTTATTGCTCAACGATTACACATTCATGATTTACATGGAATCATATTGGATAAAGAACCTTACTTATCTGCTAAAGAAGTGTTTAACCGATTAAGACATGACCCCTGTTATGTTGTGCCTCAAGATACATGGGTATACTTGAACTTACCTGCAATATGTACTAATCCTAATGATGACTTGTTAGGTAGGAAAGTGAATGAAGTTTTATGGAAGAAGCAAAGGGATTATGATTGGTTGATGGGTGAGAAAGCTGCGATGGGTAGTTATTTGTTTAATGCTATTTATCAAGGTGAGCCAACTGAAAGAGATGGTAACATCTTCAAACGTGAATGGTTCATGGACTCCGATACCAACACCATCTACCGACAAGTAACCGAGATACCTGACAATTTACCAATGATGAGATACTGGGATTTCGGGGCAAGTGGTAAGAAAGGAGATGCCACCGCCGGAGCATTAACTGCATGGGACGGAACCAACATGTACATACTCGACATCAACACGGGCAAGTACAGTGCCAGTCAAGTCCTCAGTACATTTGAACGGACTGCTTTACATGATGGAGTTGATGTACGGATAAGAATTGAACAGGAACCCGGAGCAGGTTCCAAGTTACTGATTAATCAGTTCCGGAAAAACCCAACATTCAAGAAGTATAACATTCGTGGTGACAAGGTGAAAATCAAAAAGAACCTAAGGAGTTTCAACCTTGAAGCCTTAGCCGAAGCAGGAAGAATCTACTGGCTCCGAGGAGACTGGAATAGTGACATCATTGACCACCTCGTATCATTCACCGGTCAAGATGGAAAACCTGACGATATAACAGACTCATTAACTGGGTCTTGTAACATTTGGCGTAAACCAAGAAAGAAAGTTCATGCGTGATATTTATGAAGAAATCTGATAGTTTTATAGTGACAATAGACAATGATGATGAACTGCATGTAGTAGACCAATTGGAATTGGAGAGGCATGCTTTGAAAGCGAACATTGACCCAGCAACTGGAAGTAAACAAGAGATATCTGACCCTTTAAAACAAGGTATCAGTATCTTGAATCCTAAGTATAACCCATACGATTTAGTAGCCTTGTTAGACTTATACACTTACCATGCTTCATGTGTTGAAGCGGTCGCAGTAGACAGTACAGGTATCGACTACACTTTGAAACCGGTGGAAGATGTGGAACCTATCGAAGCTGAAAAAGAAAGATTCTACGAAGTACTCGACAATAGTACACCGTCCATTAATACTCATTTGCAGCGTATGATTTATGACCGTAGGAGTATTGGTTATGGGGCTATTGAAATCATAAGACAAGACACATCAAAGTCTGATATCGTACGCTTGAAACATATTCCTGCACAAACACTACGAAGACACACAGATATGAAACGTGTACTACACACCACACCATCAGGAGACCGTGTATGGTTCGTAATCTACGGAAAAAACTATGACAAAGACGGTAACCTTGTTGATGTTGATGCAGACACCGGACAATTCTACCCATACAACAGTCTACCTGCAGAAAGGAAAGCCAACGAATTACTATGGACTATGGAGTATGCACCAGGAACAGACTACTACGGAAGACCACCAATAGTCAGTTGTCTCGGTTCCATCAAGGGAGACATTGGTGCAGTCAAATACAACAACAGCTTCTTTGAAAACTATGGAATGCCTAAATTCGCAATCACAGTCACCGGAGACTTCGCAGACTATGACGAAGAACCATACAATGAAGACGGAACAGTCAATGAGGATTATGACATCACACAGACACTCCGTTATAAGATTGGTCAGCAAATCAAGGAAGTAATCAAGAATCCACATTCCGCTATCTGTATCACCATACCGAGTGAGGGTGAAGAAGGTAATGTTGATTTGAAAATCACACCATTATCTGTGCAAGCCGAAGAGGGACACTTCAGAATGTACCGTAAAGACACCCGTGATGAAGTAATACATGCTCACCATGTTGACCCATCAAGACTCGGAATCTTCGACAGCGGTAACCTGAATGGATCCAACTCAGAGGCAACCATGAACAGTTACAAGTATGGTACTATCGCACCAATCAAGTCTGAATGTGAAGCATTAGTGAATCTCATCGGTGCTGAACTCGGTGTTACTAGTTGGAAGTTCACTATCGAAGATGTAGCACCAATCGATTACACTAAGGATTTGGTATTGGCGGAGTTCTTGTTTGCTCGTGGAGCAATGACAATCCGTGAGTTGATTGAGAACTTTGGTAGCAAGTTTGGATTAAGTGTCCCTGATGTAGATGACTACTACCTCAATGCAAGATACTTAAACAACCAACCATTAGAAGTAATATGGAACATGTCAGAACCAGACCCATTCATGGAAGTAAACGGAATACTCGCAAACCTAGAAGAAAGTGTAAGAGGCGATACCTTTGAAGAAAGCAATGAAAGCGAAGAGACAGATATTAGCTTCGAAGATAAGCAAGAAAAGGTCGCAACTGAATGAAAAACAATTAACCCTTGAAGTATCACAACACTTCAAACAAATAGAAGCGGAAGTCCAAAAAAGACTCCGAGAGTACGGTACATCTGTCCCATTACTACAAGGACAAGTGAACATAATCCTATCACCAGTACGTGAATCCCACCCTGAATATTATGAGATTATCAAAAGACACGTACTGGAAGAATTCATGTTAGGTCAACAAGAAGGTGACAGAATGGTTGCCTTAAACACTCCAGATGTAACTGAAAGAGTGATAAACGAAATAAGAAGAAACAACCTATTCGGCACATTACGATACAGTGAAGACTACCTATTACAACACCGCTTCGAAGCAAGTGCATCTACCTTAAACCGTGTAGACAGTTCACTAAACCAAATCATAACTGATGGTTACAAATCCGGAAAAGGAATCAACGAAGTAGCAAATGACATAACCAAACGATTCAACCAATTAGAGTCATGGGAGTCACGAAGAATAGCAAGAACTGAAATCAACACCGCACACAACATGGGAACAATGAATTCCTATGAAACATTAAGAGTGGAATACACTCAATGGATTGCTGCAAACGATGACAGAACAAGAGACTCTCACGTTGAAGTTGACAGAGAAATCATTCCATTCGGTGGAACATACAGTAATGGTCTTCAATATCCTGGTGATATGTCCGGTCCGATTGAAGAATGGATTAATTGCAGGTGCAGTAACGCACCATTCGTGATACCTTATGGGTATATGGCTCCACCTTTCAGTCCGTTCCATGAGGAAGATTTAATTAAACTTTAACTCTATTTTTTCTAATTTCTCTAACTGTATTATGAAGACACCATAAAAGTGGAAACCTTAAGAGACACCTGTGTCTTCACTACCTACCCCCTTATTATTCTTATGAAATCAATTACACAGAACAGTGATGGAACCATCAATCTCACAGCACCAGTAATGATACCTGGAGCAAAAGACTGTGATTGGGTAAATGGTGAGCCACCACTAACTGAACAACAAATCCGTGAATTCGCTAAATCCTATGAACGATACCAATTCATAGATCATGAGCACGGACTCACACAAACCGGCATCAAAATTGGTGCTCCGGTGGACTCATTCTTACTAACCGAAGACACTACCATGACCACAGTGACAGGTGGGCAGAAGACCTATCCTAAGGGTTCTTGGTTTGTAACTTCACAGATAACCGACCCTGATGCTATAAGTAATGCGTTGGCTGGTGGTTATACTGGTTACTCTGCAAGTGTCTTCACTCAATCAAGAGCTGACGAATATCTTGAAGCACTGAAAAGTGAACCGGATACTCCGATGCCTTGTAGTTGTAAAGATGTTAGTAGCTCAGGTAACAGTCTGATTAAGGACGTGCCTGACCCAGTAGTACTATCCGTAAGCCTCGTAAAGAGTCCATGCCTACATGATAGTGAATTCTGTGAAGTAAATGGTGATATAATGGAAGAAGATGTTAAATCATTAAAATCTAAAGTTCTCTCTGCAATGGGTATGACTGAGGAAGCAGAGGTTGAGGCTTTGAAAAGTGAAGTAGCAGATTTACACACTTTACTTGAAGAAACCAAAACCGAATTTTCCAATGCTTTAAAATCCATGCAGGAAGAGTTCACTAAAACTTTAACCGAAGCTTTAACTCCAGTAACTGAAGAACCAGTTGCGGAAAAATCCGAAGAAGCACCGGAAGAAGTTGAAGAACCAGCAACCGAAGAAGAAGTTGCTGAAGAAGTCGAAGAAGAAGTGGAAGTGGAAGAAGCAACCGAAGAACCGGTAGCAGAAAAAGGCGAAAGTAAAGCAGAACCAATCCACGATAACTTGGAAGCACAGAAATCCAAGCCAGTTAATATTTATGAAATCATGGGCAGAAACGCCGATGGAACAAGAAAACACTAAAAAAAGAGGGTGTGATTATTTATGGTGAATGAACATATTTTATCCCAAATCGTAAACGAACAAGAAAAACAAGTATTCAAAAGTATGAGAACTGATATGAATACTGCAAAAGCATTATTGAACGATGAGCAATTTGCTCAATTTATGCGTGCTGCTACTATCAGTCAAACCATGTTAGCAGATGCAAGTTTCCGTAGAATGAACAGTACCAGCCAAGTGGTATCCAGTACCAAAATCGTTGGCAGAGTATTACAAAACGGTTACGACTCTAACGGTGACACTCAAGACCAATTAACCGAAGCAACCATTGGATTCGGTAAAGCTGAATTAAACGCTAAAAAATTAAAAGCAAAAACCAGCATCCTCGATGATGATAAAGAAGACAACATTGAACAAGCCCAATTCGAACAGACCTTATTATCT